CGATTGCCATCATGTTAGGGTTGCTGGACAGCGCGAAGTTGTAGCTGTCTTGGCCGAGACCCATCCGCCGCGCACGCTCCTGCTCGGCGAGTTGGGCGGACTGCCCGAGGATACCAAGATCCTGCGCTCGGCGCTGCTGAACAAAGCGGTCGCGGTTAAGTAGCTCGGCGCCGATTCCGGCATTGCCCGTGGCCATGCCCCGTGCGGCCATGGCCGCCCGCGCCTGCTGCGTGGCCTCCCGCTCGTCCTGCGCCGAGAGCATACCGGCGCGCTCGCCGACCGCACCCTGCAACTGCGCTTGCAGGCGAGTGTATTCCGGCGAGGAAGTGTCGGCCGCGTCCAGTTGTGCCAAGAGCGCATTGCGGCGCCGCATCTCGTCGGGCATAGCCGCCTCGTAGCGTTGGCGCAGGCTGGCGTCACCGAGCAGGCCGAGGCCGAAGTCGATGTTGGAGCGGTATTGCTCGCGGCTGGCGTCACCGGCGGCCCTCGCCATGCGCGGCAGCTCTTGGCGCTGGATGCGGAGCTGCGTTCTTAGAAGGTCTGATGATTGGCCGAGGTCGAGTGTCGGCGCTGATGCTTGTTGTCCTCCAAATCCCATAGTTATATCCCTGCTTTCTTGCTTAGTTGTTCCCAATGAAATGCGCGGATGCGCGACTCGTTGTTTCGGCACCACAGCACCCACGGCTTCGGCTCTGGCGCATAGCGCATGAACCGAGCGAGCACGTTGCCGCCGCCGCCTGCTGCCATGAGGACGAAATACGCCGGTTGGTCGTGGTATTCTGTTTCATGGAAGGCAATAAATTCTGTCGGTGTAGAGATCACCCAGCCGCTGGCCAGACACCGGCCGAGGCGCCGGTCCCACTCTTCCGGCGTGACGCCGGTTGACATTGCGGTGCTGTGGGCTAGTTGCCATGGGGTCATTCTTAGCCCTCATACATGATGTTGACCGATCCGGCGTCGAAGGTGTCGCTGCCGTTGAATGTGGTGATGCGAAGGCGGTCGAGGGTTCCTGAAAGAGTAACGGAACCGGCTGCCGAAAAGGTAATGGCATCATTCCTACTCGTAACGCATGATGCGACCCATACGTTCGATCCAAGCAAAGAGATGAGCATAGATCCTTGATAAGTGTTTGCCGCCGCAGCTCCATTTGTGGCAAGCAGTCCAGATGTTGAAGTGGCCGCGCTATTGGCGGACGAAACATAATTAGTTGTTTGCACAGAGCCTGCCCCAAGCTGAACTTGAATTGAGCTTGTCCCATTCGTGCTCACCCCGCTAAACATCACCGTAATCCGCTTCACCCAAGACGGAATACCGGTGAAGTCGATGCTGGTTCCGCTGGTAGTGTTTTGCGCGGTGGCAAGCGTGAGCGGTTGCGCAAGTTTTGCTGGAGTCACTGCCGCATCCGCAATCCGCGCAATCGGCAGCGTGCCGGTCGTGAGCTTGCTGGCGTCGATGCCGGTGGCGAGCTTGGCGTTGGTCACGTTCGCGTCCAAAATCTTCGCGGTCGTGACCTCATTGTCAGCGACAACCACAGTCGGCGCGGCGGTTGAGTTGAGTTTCGCGGCCGTCACGGTTTCCCCCGCCGACCAATTATATCCTGTTGTTACGGTAGCCATGGTTTGTTCTTTCGTTGTTAAGCTGCGCTGCGTGTTTCGGTGGGCGGCAAAGACTTGGGAGACGCCTCAATGCTGGCGCTGCGAATCTCTGGCCGTCCGTTAGTTGCCTCGTAAATGACTTCGGCGGCGTGAGCCTTGTAGCGGACGGGCGCCTTCATGTTGTAGTCCTCAGAGTCTCCAGCGCCGTTGACGAGTGTGCCAATGGCCGTCTCGGTGTCAGGATTGATGGTCACGATCTTGCTGGTCACACTGGAGCCGCTCGGCAGCACAACGTCAGCGATGACGCGGAGGAACCTTTTGCTGTGCATGTCTCCAAAATCGTAACGCCTCGTCTTAATCTTGCCGGTGACTGTGAACTCAGTGCCGACAGATGCCGTGTCATCCCTGCCACTGTCCTTCTCGTCCAGAAGATAAAGGCTGCCAGAGTTGCGCACGTTGAAGACGCGCCGTCGGTTGGCGTAGCTGCTGACCACAATCTGATCGACACCGATGGAATACCTGTCGCGGTATTCCCACTGCTCTAAAAGCGCGTTCCAGCAGACAACCAAGTCGTTGCCGTCTGCCGCGTCCGCCGTTGTTGGGAGAGCCAGCAGATAGCGGTTGTCGTGCCACAGGGCAAAAGACTTGGAGACTCGGGACTGGCTGACGTTGGCAAACAGGTCGGCGATTGGGTCAGACAGGGGCCGCGTGTCGCCGCGCAGTTTCAAGTCTAGCTGCGTGTCGAGGCGGTAGACGCCCGCGTCACTCAGGAAGAAGACGAAGCGACCGGCGGTGACGATGCTGTTGCGGGCGCTGCAACCAATTTCGTTGGTGACGAGTTCCAGTTTGGCCACGGCGGTGTCGATGGCGAAGGAGCTGCCGTCTGTGCTCGGGAAACTTGCCAGCGTGGCCAGCCAGATTGACTTCCGGCAGAAGACCAGAGCGCTGCCTTCCGCCCATGGATGAACGGCGACAATGAAATCGTTCCCGCCGGACCCAGCGCGAAAAGATGACCAGAAGGGATCGTAAGTGTCGGCGTCAAGGTAGTCTGAGATCAGCACTTGGTCGCGCCCATCAGGAATGACGAGCCGGTTGCTGATAAACGAAGCCCAGCCGACCGAGCGCATTGTTTTGTAGGTCGCGGGCAGTCCGGTAGGCACGCCGCCAGTAGCGCGGACGAAGTTGCCGCTGCCGGTCCAGTAGAGTGGCGGTTTGACGCGACGGATGGTGCGTCCGGTTGTCGTGGCATCGGTTGCTGTGCCGCTGGGAACTGTGATTTCAAAAGAGTCCGTGGCTACTGTCTGGATGTCGTATTCGTGGCCCGCAAATGCTGCCGTGGTGCTGCCCTCAATGCGCACCCGCATTCCGGCGCTGTATCCATGCGCCGTGAGGTTGACGGTCGCCGTGGTCGAGCTGACCGTGATGCCGCCGGACGTGACGGCCTTGCTGCCCCATCCGGTGACTGTCTGGTCGGCCTCGCGCAGCAGATAGAGACGATCAAAAGCTTGCACCACCGAGACGGTGTCGGTCGGCTCGACGATCTCAGCCACTCCGCTCGTTGGGTAGGTGACTTCAGGGAAACCGCTGCTGGTTCCTGCCGTTGCGTCCTCGCGCCACAAGAAAGCGCGGTCAGGACCGGCCAGCACAACATACTCATCGGCGCTGTCGTAGTTCTTCGATGCGTAGACACCCGCCGCAAAGATTCCGCCCGCATACACATTGCGCACTATCGGCCCTTTGTTTGCCAAGATTGTGCCGGTCGCAGGAGTCGCGGGACTGCCGCTCACCGCGTAGGTGAAGGTGTTGGTTTCAACCACAGTGATCGTAAAGTCGCCATTGTATTCGCTCTGCGCGGCCCCGCGAAGGTTCACCTTGTCGTTGGTCGCGTAGCCGTGCGCCGTGCTGGTTGCTGTGGCAGTGGCGCCGGAGCGCGTGATGGAGCTGACGGCCTTGTCTGCGGCCAGATCAAAATCCAAAACAAGCGGAGAGTCCGCAGTGCTGATGCCGGTGGCGAGGCGCTTGGCGCCCTTGCGGACCTGTGCCACACCTCGATCCAGCCGCACGTTCTCAGCGAGCTGCAACATTCCGGCGGGAAGCGTCAGCGGGTTCAAGCGGCTGGCGAAGCCGAGGAAACCGGCGTCGCCATCACGCTGCACTGGAGATTCTAATGCCATTAGTTAAGTGCTGCCTTGAGTCTGCTTTTGAACCGCGCCGCGTCGGCGGGGCTGATGTCGTTCTTGCGATTGGGTGCGATCTGCTGGTGCGTGACGATGCGGGACATCGGGATGTGCCAGCGCTTCATGCGGGGCACGATGTATTGGATGGCACTGTCCATCGCGCCTTCGCCGAGCGGGTCTTCGTAGGTGTCGCCGTCCCACGCCACGCCGAGGCTGTAGCTGTTGCAGTCCGGAACGCCTTGCCATGAGCTGATGCCAGCATGCCAGCAGCGGGCCGTGTCGTCGGCGAGGACGGTGCGGTTGCCGTTGCGGGCGATGATGACGTGGTAGGACACTTTGCTGGCAGGGTTCATGCACCAAGAGACGGAGCCGTTATAGCTCCCGCTGGTGTGGTGTAGGACGATCATGGTCGGCGTGATGGGTCTGCCGCTTTTGTTCGGGGTGTTGAGACGGCGCTCGTCGTAGGCTTTGCTCGCGGCGGGTGTGGAGACGGTTGTGGATTCTAATGGCAAGCTCGGCGAGGCTGGCGCTGGGCCAGTCGCGGACTTTTTGCCAAACAGATTCTTGATCCACTTCCACATGGTTACTTCGCGTGGCCCTTGGGCGGCGGGTTGACCGTTA